GACGGAATTGGTCAGGCAGTTCGTGCTTGCACACGGGGCACTCTTCGTTCTGCTCGTAGAATGTCTTTTCTTCGTCCACCTTCTTGACACCACTATGCATCTGCTTGCGGACGGCGTTCATCTGTGAAATAGCGTCCCGCTGTTTGTCCACAGAGGAAACACTTTCTGCAAGGGCAGCAATTTCAGTCTGTATGGCAACCTTCTTCTCCAATAGGGCTTGAAGTGAATTTTGCTCTTCGGTGGTAGAGTTCTTGTACGACTCCAATTGAGAATCCGACTTGTCCTCAATCTTCTTTATCATGTCAGCCTTGTGTTCCACCCGCAACTTCAGAGTGGTGATCTGCGATTCCACTTCTCGGAGTTCTTCCTTGGATGTGGTTAGACGCGACTTCAGCACTTCGTTCATCTTGGAGAACACATCAATGTCCAACAGATTCTCCACGATGCTGCGGCGATCCGCAGCAGACAAGCGCATGAACGGCACATAGTTCGTGGAACCCAATATAACCACCTGACAAAATGTCTTGTAGTTCATCTTCAGGATCTGTGTTTCAAGAATGAATTGGTAGTCCTTGGTGTTGGCAGTCTGTTCTACTGCCGCGCCGTCCTTTTCAATCAGGAACACCTTGGGCGATATTCCACGAATCACCTTGTAACTGCTGCCGTTTGAGGTGAACTCAATCTCCACCACACAGTCCTTGCCGTTGATGGAATTCACCAATAGCGGTAGATTAATATTTCGAAACGGCTTGCCGTACAGCACAAAGGTGAGGGCATCCAACATCGTGGTCTTGCCCGCACCGTTTTCACCACAGATCAGAGTGGTGGCAGTTTTGTCTAGTTGGATTTCTGTGAACACATTGCCTGTACTCAGCAGATTCTTCCACCGTATCTTATTGAATGTAATCATTACTTCACGCTCTCGTTTGCTAGGCATTCAGCGTACAGATCACGCACCAATTCCTTTAGACGCTTGGGATCGGAGATGTTCTGTAGGGATTCAATTTCCCGATTGATGATGGTGATGGTGTCTTCGCCCAAGTCTACTGCTTCGCTGTCCCCGTTTTGCTCGGGTTGCAGGTCTTCAATAATGGTGACACCGTGTGGGCTGCTTGCGTACACGGAGTCCACGAACTTCTCAAAGATGTACGGCTTGGTTTTCTGCTCCACGATAATGCGGACAAACTTGCCGCGTGTACGCTCTTCGTCCACTTTGATGTGATGCGTATCCGACAGAGTAGAGTCATCGTATCGAATCTGCGTAAAGATGTTGTGCGGATTCTTCACAAACTCTAGATCGCGGGTGGCGGTGTCTAGAATATGGAAGCCCTTCTTGTCGCCGTAATCGTTCAAGGTAATCTGATACGGGCATCCCAAGTAGTGGACATTCTCACGGGAGTGCCGTGTGTGGAAGTGCCCTGTGTATACCGCGTGGAACTTCTTGAACAGATCAGAGTCCATACCACCGTCAAAGGGAGTATTCCGCAATACCTGAAACCCGTTAAGTTCAAGATGCCCACACAGAATGGGAGCATGAGTTTCGGTAATGAACTTCAGGGACTCGGCTTCGTTTTCCTTGTTGATCCACGGCAGCATGGCAATGGGAAGCCCATCAAAGTCAAGCACCTTGGGGGTGTCGTGAACAACGAAACGGTCAGAGAACAACTCCTGAAGCGAATTCACCTCGCTCTTGTTCTTGTAGAAGATGTCGTGGTTGCCCAAGATGCAGTGCATCTTTGCACCGCTCTGCTCAAGCCGCTTCACGAATCCGTTCTGCACCGCATTCAGCGTAAGGAAGTTCACGAACTTGCGGCGATCAAGAAAGTCGCCCAAGTGAATAATGGTGTCGATACCCTCGGCTTCAATACGAGGAAAGAACACACGGTCAAAGAACCGCATGAAGTGTTCCATGAAAATCGGGGAATCGTTACGCGCACCGAAATGGGTATCAGTCACCAATGCAATCTTCACTTCTTCTTGCCTTTCTTGGCGGTCTTCTTGACAGTCTTCTTGACCGGCTTCTTAGCAGGCTTCTCAGTCTTCTCTTCAGGTGATTCGATTTCGCCTGTCTTCTTTTCAAACGAGTTGATATCGTTTTCAGTCAGGAAGGTGGGCAGTGTTTCAAAATTGTCACCCACCTTGAGGAAATTCTCGCGGAACCACTTCTTCATGGACGAGTCCACATCGCTCATCTCAATCTTCTTGAGTTTAATGTACGCTTGCTTCTTTTCCTTTTGTATGCGGCGAAGGAATGCGTAATAGATGATCTGCGTGAAATACGAAAACGGATTCTTGGACTTGGCGGGATCAAAGTTGTATGCGTACAGCAGACAGTTTTCAATCCCGTCAGAGATCATTTCATCCCGATACGGGTAGTTGATGAAGTTTGGCTTGCGGGATAGATGCTCTGCAATCTTCATAAAGCACTCACCAATATAGTGAGTAACAGGCGGGTGGCGAGTTTCTGCCTTGTTTGCAGCCTCCACGCCCAACTTCCATTCCTTCATTGCCTCAAAAAACATTTGGTTGTCTATGTAGTGGTCACTTTTCTTCTTAGCCATCACAGTCCTTTCGATATCCATTATGAATCATTTGTCGTGTCTTGTCAACCCTCTTCTGTATTTTTTGGTGGTTCCTTTTCCGGCATATAGTCCTTGAAATATGGTGACCAGTCTTCATGGCTGTTGCCGTAGTTGGGCTTTTTCTTTAGATCTTCGTTGGGTTCTGTCCACTCGTCTTTTGAAATCTTTTCTCGCTTGTTCTTTTTCTTCTTGGGCTTTTCAGGAACCTCGTCCTCTTCCTCGTTCAGCATTTGCTCAAGGAAATCGGTGCTGATGAAATCAGAAATACAATCCTTTAAATAATCAAGGAATCCGCTCTCCACCCAACTATTTAATACATCAGACGGAATGCTCACAGAAAACATAATGCCTTCTGGTCGGGGCGAAAAACTTGGTGGCATAGAATCTTTGAGTGAATTAAACGATGGCGGAATCATTGACCCGTATGGGAATGAACCGCCAGTCTTTCCGCCTTCTGCTGCCAACTGTTTCAGCATTTGCTCTAGTTTCTCATCCACACTATCAGACAATTCGCGCATCTCTTCTTCCGATAGTTCAGGAAGTGGAAGCGCGGGTGGTGCAGGTGGAGCCACCGAAATGGCAGGAGGAGCCGCTTGGCGATCATCTGCTTCGGTTTGTCGTGCGTACAGTATGACAAGATCAGGATCGGGAGCCAATTCCACCACCACAAAATCAAGTGGGATGTCCGCAGTAATCTCGGAAGTGCTGCCAAGCCAATCAGCAAAGAACACAGTGTGCCGCTTTACGCCTGTGTACGGATCGGTCTGTATATTGTTCATCACGCGCATAGGGCGCAGTAGTTTAATCTTGTCCTTCGTCTTACCAGCAACCTTGGCAATGATCTCTTCGCCGCTGCGGAGTTTGAAGACTTTGAGTTCGGTTTTCTTTCGTCTGCTCATAGGTCTTCTCCTAACTGTATCCTGATGAGTTTGTGGTCAAATCCTTCCGCCTCATACAATCTCATACGCTCGTTCATGTGCCGTAGGGTGTGATTTTTCCACGATTTCCAAGACAGATCGTCACCAATATCGTACAGTCGCGCCACCGTCTTGTCTTGCGATACACGCAACTGTCGCCCGATGCTTTGCAGAACGCGAATGCGAGACTTGGACGGAGAAGCAAAGATGATGTTGTGTAGACGGCGAATAGAGATACCTGTGCTGAATGTACCGTAAGAGGCAATAATGACGGCATCAGATTCGCTTTCTACAATCTTGCGGATCTCCTCTCGGTCGGCGGCTTCTGTACCACCATGCACAAAGAATACCTTACGCTCGGGTGAAATGCAAGCCCTCACAAGACTATTTAGTACCTTTCCGTGATCTTCCACGAATTGAAATAGTATCAAGGTGTTGCCCTTCAGGGTGTTGCACATATTAGCAATAAACTTGTTGCGGCGTGGCGATCCAATGATCCACTTGATTTCATCAGGATACTTTGCCCGTCTAATGGCTTCCCGATCCAAATCAGGATACGACAACAGCAAGCAGTCAATTTTTAAATCACTCAAGATCTTCTGCTCCATGAGAGCCTTGGTCTTGGTTACCTCGTAGGCGCGTCCAAACAGCCCCTCAAGCACAAGGCGATGGGTGTTGGTGCCGTCAAGCGTTCCTGTTGTGCCCACACGGAACGGGCAAGTCTTGAGTTTGGTGAGGATGGCTGTAAGCGACTTGGACTTGAACAGGTGGGCTTCGTCACCAATCACGGCTCCAAACTGCTGAAAGTATTTTTCAGACTGCTTGAACAGCGACTGCCATGTGGAAACCACTACACGCTTGTCTGTGCCCTTGTCCACTCCTGCCATGATCTTGTGGCAGTTTGCGGGAACACTCCACCCGTTTGCAGACGAGTAATCCGTGAAGTCGGAAATCATCTGCTCCACAAGCGACACCGTGGGCACAATGATTAGCACCTTCTTGTTCTTGTGTATCTTGTCCAAATAGTACCGCAGCAGCGCGTAGATGATCAGGCTTTTGCCACTGCCCGTGGGTGACAGCAGGAGGCACCGCTCACGCTCTATGGCGTGGTGGATGGCGTTCACCTGATGATCGTGGGCTTCCACTTGCTTTCCACCCACCCGAACTTGTAAGAAATCATGTACAAATTTTCGCACAGCATCGGTGGTGATTTTGTTGTCGTTGCGCGTGGGCAGAGTAATGGTGTACTGCCGTTCTTCCGCAAACTTTTGGATATACTCCGTTAGCCCTGAGTAAATCAACTGC